TTCGCAAGGATGGTCTCGAAATGGGTCCAGCGCAGTACATGGTGTACGAGGCGTACGGTTCCGCGTACAGCGATCCGATCCGTTGGTCGAAGAACCGCATCAACCCAGATCGTCCCGCAAACGCTGCACGCATGAACGTGCGCGCCGACCCCGTGGGTGCAGTCGGCGCCAACACAAACACGCGTCTCGAGGCGGGTGCGCTCCCGGTTCGCCCAGCCGACGCAAGCCGCGGGTCTCGCTACGTTCCAAACCAGTACGACCGTCTCAATGTATTCAAGGGTCAGAAGGATTTCCGCTCGACACCAAACAACGCGGGTCTGGGCCTGGCATCCAAGGTGCTCAATAACAACCCGTTTGCCCACACATTCAGCGCCAAGGCTGAGACTGGGACCCCGCTCGTTCAGCCTGTAAATTAAGTTTGGTAAGACTAAAGATGCAAATCTGGAAGTGGCTCCTCATGCTCGGACTTTTGTTTTTGATTACATATGAACCGTCACGGGGTGGGGGAAAGTTGATGAATTTTTTTACGAACGACTCAGTAGGAGGGAATGGATTCCCCGAAAGACCAACCATGTCGGGAGAGGCACAAAAGTATAGCGATTCCGGTGACGACGATCAATAGTAAGCAGTATATGCTTATTGTCCACGATCGCCGGTACCAGGAGTGGACGTTCGTCACCGGTGGGTGTCGACGTCGGGAGGTTATCAACCCCTTGCGATGTGCCGTTCGGGAACTCGAGGAGGAGACTCGAGGCACTATCAATTTGAAACGAGGTGCCTACTCGTATTTTCAGTTTGCAACCAAGTACAAAGGTCCAGGTGATTCAGAAGCTGACATCGAAGATGATGTCACCAGCATTTACCACGTCTACGTAATCGATTTGCCAATGACGGCTATTGAACAAACGTACATCGTTCGGCGATTCAACGAGGAGAAATCCAAGATGGAGAATCGCCAAACGTATTTTCGTAAAAACTATGACGAAAATGACAAGGTGGAATTTGACACGCTCGAAGGAATCACAGCTCGTGAAAACCTATGGGACATGATACGGACACACGTCATCACAAATCCAGATTTTCACGCAGCTCTTTCCTCGACCCAACGTACAAACTTTTATTTCCGGAGTTGAAAGGTCAGTGACCTTTCAGCGTCAGAACACACGTGTGAAAATATTGACATTCATCAGAACATGACAAAGTCAAAGCGTATGTTTGCCGAGATGCTCGTCCAGGCGCGAGGGTACGGTGACGCCGACGAGATTGCAAAGACCATGTCACTCGTCGACATCATCTACGAAATGAAAAAGGAGGAGCTGAAAAAGGTGGAGCCGGCGAAGCCTCCTTCGCCAGAGCCCGTCGTGGAGGAAAAAAAGGAGGAGGAGCCTGTTGTTGAGGAGGAGCCCATCGTCATTGTAAAAATAAAGGATTTCTGGAGTCGCTTGACGCACGACTCGGACACAGACGAGTAAAATTCCTAGTCTAATGTAATGAAAGATTGTCTCAAAGCAGGTTCAAAAAACAAGAAGTGTATACGGGCTTCAAACAAAAAGGTGTTCAGTCTCCCTCGAAAGTTTTCAAAACTCCAGTGTCTCCTCGGTCCCATCAAAGGGTTTACGATGCGGGCGAGCTGTGCGCCGTATAAAAAGAAATGACGCCGATACACTATGGAAAAATGGCTCACAGACAAGGGTCCAGGGACTCACGTCCTTATGGACGGTGGAATTCTTCAAGTTCCGTTTGAACAACTTGACGAATTTTACGTAGAGTGTGCACACACGGTGCGCCTCGGTAAAAAACTGTACGTGGTGGAGCAAAAGACGGATGTTTTTAAGTTTTTCGTCGATCTCGACTACAAAGGCCCAGAGGCGCTCCCAGACGAAGCTGTCCTCGAACTCGCGACGCTGATGCATTCCGTGGTTCAAAAGGGTCGATGTATCATCGCGCGTGCCGAACCTCGTGTAGTTGACACCCTAGTGAAGACTGGTGTTCACATCCACTGGCCTGATGTTTTCGTGACCAAGTCTGAAGCGCTCGCCCTCCGGACTCGTATTCTGCTCGAGTTGCCAGACGATCCAGAATGGAGTCAACGTATTGACGCGAGCGTCTACGGCGGATCGGGACTTCGCATGCTCTGGTCACACAAACGTGAAAAGGGTACTGACTCGGGTCCATATACACCGTGGCGCGACCTCGACGGGAATGTTTTTGACAAGGTACCGACCGCTGAAATTCTTAAACTCTTTGCAGTTCGAACAAACGAAGTTTCAAAAGAGTCTGTGAATGTCGAAATCACGTGTGCACCGCTTGAACGTTATATCCGTAAGAACCTCAAGGGTCAAGAACGGGCAAATGTTCGACGTGTCATGCGAAAAGGTTCAGATACAATCATTGTGCAGACCGACTCCAAGTACTGTGAACGGATACAAGGTGAACACAAGTCGAACCATGTCTGGTTTGGAATAAAAGGGGAAATGATTTGTCAGTTATGTCATGATGATGAATGTAATCGTATTGCTGCAGAGAAAAACGCAAATAATGAAAAACTTCCGAAACGTTTTTCTGGACGTGAATATATTCTTTCTCCGAGTATAGTAGACGAATTACGCAGCAATGTTGCTGTGGATAATTCTACTTTTGTGCCTATTCGTGATCTTGTTCCCGACTTTTGGTGGAAAGAAGAGTCGGTTCCTCAGAGAGGTGCATCCGTACTCGGGTCTCGACCCTCAAACATGGGAAATGCTCCAAAGTCATCTGTCGGAGTTCGAAAACCAACAGGCAAGTCTGGAAAAAAGAGCAAATGGCCTATACAACGCGATTGAGGATGTTCGTAACCTCGGCTTGTTCATCCGGCGCGCAGATGACCACGAACACCAGGAGACGCTCGAATCCATCGCCGTTCAGATGGGCGTTGAAGGCGAGACGACGTTGTTCGAGCTCGCACGCAAGAATGGTCTTTACTTCTTTCCAAAGTACTTAAACGATTTAGCCCCTGAGGATACAGAGCCTGATGTCAGCCGTACAGGAGCAGCCATCGATGGACACTTTCCAGACCCCAGAAGCCACGGTCAGTAAGCGTACACGTTCCGGTCGAGTCGTAAAGGCGCCAGAGCGTTACACGCCTCAGGAGGTGTGCGAGGATGATTACGCCGACGAGGATTACGACACGGAGGAGTCAGGCAGCGTTTCATCTGAGGTATCCTACGACACGGAGGATATCTCAAGTGAGAGTGATGCTGACGAGGAGGGGAACCTCGCTGGGTTCATAGTCGAAGATAAAAGCAGCAGTGACTCTGAGAGTAATGGATCGGATGTTCGATCCGAGTCCGGCGAGACCGATGTTTCCAGTGACCGAGACGAACGGCGACCCGCAGCATCAGCAGCTCGTGGACGAGGTCGAGGCCGAGGAGCATCCACAGCACGACGCACGCTCGTACTATGATCAGGGTCCCCGTGTTTTCTATCCTCAGAATCAGTCGGTTGATATGCTTGATAAAATTTCAAAAGAGACTATAATTCTTGTATTTGCTGCGTTTTTCATTGGGCTTCTGCTGGGGAAGTCTCTGACGCCGGTGATTCTGAAGCACTAATTCCAGGTTGTTCTCCCAAGAACGGAATTGTCGGAGATGTCAGAGTTGGTATGTATTGACCTGAATCGGGCATGATTGGACTGCCTTTAATGTCGACTCCAACGACCGACGTGAATTCGGATGATACGGTAGGTACTGGAGGAAGCATGTCGCCTTCGGTTGAAACATTGCTTTCGAACCCGTATGCGTACATTCTTGCCGACCCTCCATCAGACTCGTGTGGTACGAAATCACCATACATCACGTTTGATGAAGGATCGCCCTGGATGAAATTGAGAATTGGATTTCCCGCCTGAATCTGGAAATCCATACCAGCCATGTCTTTATATACATCAGTCTGGTTGTCAACACGGAATACATTACTCGTCGAATCGACGTACGGGAGATTGTTTGACGTCGTCACCGTGTTTCCGACATCTTCCGTATACGGGGGCTGTGTATTTTCATCACGCGGAGGAGCATACCCCTCTCTGCGTGCTGAAAGAATCACTACTGTCAATACAAGTATCGCGAGCGCTACCCACAATGACCAGTGTACCTTCATCTATTTATTGTTTATGTTTTTTTTCCAAGTCGCGAAGCGGTGACAGACAAGGGGCACTGTGTGCCCCTTGGACTTTTCAACCCAGCAACCCTGACGCCATACTGCCTGCACCGGCTGGCTCTGAGGCTGGACCGGCATCAATCTGGACAGCTGGAGCCTTGGCGCGCTCCTCCTCCTGCTGTACACGACGACGCTCAATCTCCTCAGCGATACGGTCGTCGGCAATCTTCACCAGCTCAGGCATCTCCTTGTCTGGAAACTCCTTCTTCAGATCCTCGATGAGCTCAGCTGGGTGAGGAATGGGCGGTACATCCGGACGAGAGTAGTACTTGGAGTTCTCATCACCGGGCTCGATGAACGGCGTCGCCGACCCCTCGAGGGGCTTGGCGAGCATGTCACGCTTACGCTTCTCAAACATGGCCGATGCCTGACGCTGATTCTCGCGATACTTGGTCATAATCTCCTCCAGCTTCTCGTTCTGGTAGTGGACGTTGTCAATCTGGAGACGGTCGGGAGGAATCAGAAGCCACTTGTACATGTCGACGACGTAAATATCGACGACCCCATCCTCCTTCTGGAGACGCTTGGCGTGGCTCTCCGCCTCATCCTTGGTGGCGAAGCACCCGCGGATCTTCAGACCCAGCTGATCGTTCCGCTGAGGCATATCCGGCCCAACGATGGAAATCAGTGCAAAAAGCTGTCCTGGCACCGTCAAGAAATCCTGCTCAAGAGAACCCATTTAAAACTACAACACACCACTCTTTTAAGTGACATGGATCAACTCCGTAAACGCCACAACCAGGCGAAGCGTGACCTCATCAACCAATGGATCCGCCCGGATTCTTACGTTCTCGACTGTGGATGCGGTCGTGGCGGTGATTGGCACAAGTGGAAGGCTGTGCGTGCTCGTGTCGCCGCCATCGATCCCGACGAAAAATCTCTCCAGGAAGCAGAAGAGCGGGCATTTGACATTGGGATCGGGGTGTGGTTTTTGGGTGCTGGGGATATTCGTCAGGCGGCGTTTGCAGGTCCGTTTGACGCAGTGTGTTATAACTTTTCCATCCAGTACATTATCGGCGATCATTTTGATCAGAGCATCAAGGCGATCAAATTGGCAGTCAAGCCAGGTGGACTCCTCCTCGGCATCACACCCGAGAAGAGTCTCATCGAGGACGCGAATTCCCCAGATGCACTCGGAAATATGTTTGAGATTCACGGTGATAAGGTGCTCATGAGTCTGACGGATGGTCCGTTTTACGCAGACGGCCCCAAGTATGAACCCCTCCTCGACGGGGGGGTGCTTCGTCAAGTGCTTGAACCCGAGTTTCGATGTGTCGCGTGGGGACCTATCACTCCAGAGAAGACGGGACTCGTCACCGACATTTATGCACAGTTTGTTTTTCTACGCCTAGATTAGTAAATGGCATCCGGTATCATACAGACGGGACTGCTCATCGTGAGCCTCGCGGTTGCCGCGTGGAGCAGTCGCCGTGAAGCGCCGCTCATGACGGATCTTCGTCAGCGCTACGACGTGCTCTTGAACCACCTCAAGAGCACGGAGGTGGTTGATCCGCGATTCGCTCGCCTCAGGAAACGGTGTATCCTCACTGGAATCCACGGGTCCCGGATGAACAGGGGTACCATCGGCTACAATGTCAATAAAGGGTATGAGATTTACATCTGCCTGGACAAGGATGATATAAACTCGGCGATGAATGTGCTCATTCATGAGCTAGCGCATGTCACAGTCGACGAGTACGACCACTCTCCTGAATTCTGGGCGTCGTTCAAGGACCTCAAGGCGCTGTGTAAAACACTCGGCATTTATACACCTATAGAAGGATCGCTTGAGTATTGCGGCATCATGATTCAGGACTGATCTAGGCTGCTTTTTTTCTCAAGTCATTGTAAATGTCTGGTGGTATCGTTCAGCTTGTCGCAACCGGTGCTCAGGACGCTTGGCTGACTGGTAAGCCAGAGGTTTCTTTCTATCGTTCCAGCTACAAACGTTACACGCACTACGCCAATTCACCCGAACGCCAGCTTATCCAGGGTAACCCCTCGGCCGGCAACATCTCCACGATTCGTCTGGAGAAGAAGGGTGACCTCGTCAACTACATCTACCTGATCGCCAAGGATTCGAACGGTGCCCTGATCCCAGGCATCAACTGGACCAACGTCATTGACAAGATCGAGCTGCTCATCGGCGGCCAGATTGTCGACACGCAGGACATCACCTGGATGACGAGCGTCGAGGCGGTGACTGGTGCCCAGAACTTCTCCCAGCGCTTCCTCAACAACGGCACTGGTCTCACCAACGTCACCAACGGGTTCCTGCCGCTCAAGTTTTTCTTCTGCAAGGACTGGAACGTGTCTCTGCCCCTGGTGGCGCTCCAGTACCACGACGTCGAGATCCGCATAACGTGGAGCACAGCTCTGAGCTCAGCTGCACTGACACAGACTGGTCTGCCAAACACGGGTGTAACTGGCAACTACGCTACGTTCCAGTACGAGGCCTGGACCAACTTCGTCTACCTGGACCAGGCGGAGCGTGAGTATTTTGCCAACACGCCCATGGACCTGCTGATCACCCAGATGAATCGCATTCCCATCGCCACGACAAACATGCAGGAGCTGGCTCTGGCTCACCCCATCAAGTTCCTCGCGTTCCAGTCCAACAACTATTCGACGGCGTACGCTCTCGGTGCCACGAACATTCCAGCCATCAACTACCAGTTCAAGACGCAGATTAACGGCGTGGACATTGGTGACTCGCGCTCCATGTTCCAGTGGACCGATGTTCCCCAGTACTACCATACCCCCTACGGTTACAACCACAACAACGCGACGGCCAACGTCGCACTGATTTCCTACTGCCTGGACACGTCAAAGCTTCAGCCGACTGGCACGCTGAACTTTTCACGCATCGACACGTTTCGCATCGTTGCACCAGCTGGCGTCTCACTGAGCACCCTGGCTGGCGGCAACGGTCGCTACTTTTACGCGATGAACTATAACGTCCTGCGCATCAAGGATGGCATGGGTGGCTTGCTGTACTCGAACTGACCATTTTTAAACCATTTTGAAAACGGGTCTATTTTAAAGAAACTAAAAATAAAAATATCTGAATATATTACATGCCTATCGGTTACATATATCGGATTGATAACTTGGAAAATGGAAAGTTTTATATAGGTCAGACTATACAAACTCTCCAGAAGAGATGGAATGACCATGTCTCAGATACTAAGAATCTATCTGATGATATGGTAATTCATTTAGCTATGAGAAAATACGGAGTGAATATGTTTACAATGGAACCTATTCACACAGTTGAATGTGAAACTAAAATTGAAGTCAAAAAACAACTCAACGAGCTCGAAATACAAATAATTGAACAACTCAAACCAGAATATAATGTAGCAAAGGGCGGTCTAGGACATACTGGGGTTATTGTTCGGCGATTTGGAGCCGATAATCATTTTTATGGAAAAACACACACCGAAGAAACAAGACAGCGTATAAGCCAAGCAACTAAAGGACGGTTTTTAGGTATAAAACTTTCAGAAGAGACAAAGCGAAAAATGAGTGAATGTAAAAAAGGTGATAAACATCCTCTTAAAAACAATCCTGAATTCCGTTTACGTGCTGTTCAGCATATACAAAGTCTTATACAATCTAATAAGAAAAGTGTCATGCAGTTCACGGATGACGATATATTTATTCAAGAGTTCGAATCAGTAAAAGTGGCTGCAGAAAGTATACATGTCACACCTTCTACTTTAACTATGTGTCTGAAGGGTAGATCCAAAACTTCAGGGGGCTTTAAATGGAAGTACTCGAACTAGATGGCGAAGAAATGCACACATTTCTTCCACTTACTTTTTGGGTGGAGGTTTGGCGAATTTGTGGATTATGAAAAAAATAACAGCCGCGATGAATGCGGTGGCGAGCATGCCCGTCGCTGACAGATCACCTGCGTCGTTCATAAATTTAGGAATCAGATCCGCCAATTTGTTCTGAACCGGCTTGGAGAATGCAGCGACTGCGGCAATGCCCGCGAGCGCTGCGTTCAACTGGTCGTCAGTCAGACCAAATGGGTTCTTTGAAGAGGATGAAGAAACTGGGCCAGCGGACGCATTGTCAAGGCTCAGCGCAGCCACTCTGTTGTTCTGTGGGTTCTTGTACGGACCGCCACCCATTGATGGCCCCATGTCGAAATCAGCACTCGGCACAACGTCGGAAATTGGCGTCGAGAAATCCATTTCTATTTGAGGAGGTTTTATTTCGGCTTTAAATAACTCGGGCTGTTCAATCGAACGCGTCTGGTACACCGGCTGAAGTTCATCCGGTACACCAAACGAACTCTGCTGCTGAACCGGAGGCTGCACCTGTTCCGGAGACGGCTTCTGCGCAGGTTCCACCTGGGGGATGTACTGCAGGATGTCACTCGATCCATTGAAATCGAGATTCTCGATAATCATCTCTAAAATATGTATGGAATTCTTTTACGGAATGGAAACGCGGCTTTTTTCATGACCCACGGTTCACCAAATATACTTTTTAAAAACGTGAATGTTCCCCCAGTTTTCCGTACATTCTCATATCTATGCCAATTGGAAGTTGCAATCGACCGTCTGGAAACACTCTCATCGGAATGTACCACCGAAGATATTCGTGTTTGTCATCACTGAAATTGTCATTTTCGAGACCAAGAAGTTCTCGTGCAGACGTGTACACTGTATGCTTTTTGTAGTTTCTGTACCCGATAATGTCATGTTGAAGACGTGTCAGAAACGTGACATCGTAAATTGTACACACATCATTCAGAAACTGAAACTTGGAACAGTCACAGTCGTTTCGAACAAAAAACAAGTTGATACCCTTTTCGTCTGAATACACCAATGAATACCCGAGATACTTGCCGAGTTTATGCATGGCAAGCATGCTCGCGCTTTGGTACGATGTCCACATCCCACCCTCCTTGTATATCGGATTTCCGTCAGGGTTGTACTCAACAACGACGTCGTCGTACGGAGAAAATTGAAAGTTGTATTCGATACACACGACTCGTGGACGATACTTTTTACCAATCTCGCGCCACATGTGCCAGTCGTTAAAATCGACGTCGATTGACAAAAAATCAAAATCAGTCGGTACATTGTATTTTTCAAACAACCCAAGCACGTTCTCGCGAGTGATAGTTTCATTGTACAAACCAATATCTGGGTTGGTCTCCGCTGCAAGGTCCCACATGACACCAGTCCATTTGTGTTTCGTACGGAGCTGTTCCGTGTTACATTCAGACGCATCATTTCCGACACCAAACTCTACGAAAAATTTGTTCGTCGTGCCTATTTTGTTGAACACATCTTGGATTATTGCATCTTCAAAATTTTGAGAAGGCATATGATATTAACGTTACACCTTTTTAACAGTGACACCTGGACGCCGAGCGCTCCCTGGTGGTGTTCCAGACGTGACCAACGGTGTTGAGATGTGCTTCGGATTGTAGTTCTTTTGGTGATATTGCCACATGGCTTCGGATCCGATCCGAAACCCCTTGCGAATCGGCGCCTTGTAGTAGTAGACACAATCCTCGATCCGGTTAGATTTGCTCGTGTTGTCGAGGACGAGACACTCGTAGTTTTCTGTACAGGCATTCATCACCTGACAAAACATGTCGAACGTCGGGAAGACACCGAAGAACGCCTTGTACAGGCGCTCGCGATTCTGAATCACATTCTCACGGAGGACAAACACGTAATCGACGTTGGCACGCAGGTCTGGTGACAAATCCATACAGTACTGCATCGTCAGCAAAAAGAAGATTTTCCAGTGACGCCCGTTCATGAAACATTGTCTGATGCACGTGTCTTTCATGAACGCCTTGTCGTACATGCAATCGTCCAGAAGCAAAAAGGCGCTCGATTTCCCGCCGGCTGACACGATTCGTCTCTGACGTTCGAGCACCTTTTCGATGGCGTCTCGTTTGTAATCACCGTAAATGAACAGGTCGGGGATGAACTGCTTGTAGTAGTGATTACCATCCTCGGTACCGGACATGACGATGCCTACTGGCAGGTGTCGCTTGTGGTACATGATGTCCGTCACCAGCGTTGACTTACCCGTGCCGCGCTTGCCGATGAATACGCACACCTTGTCATCGCCAATCTTGCTCGGGTCAAACTTTTTGAGCTGCAAATTGGTCATTTCCTAATGGTGTACTGGATTTTTTACACACGTGAAAGACGCGCTGGATGTTTTCTTGGTGTAGATTAGTATGTCAGCATCACAAATTTTGCTGGCTGGACATGGTCGAGAAGACCAGTGGTTGTCAGACAATCCAGACAGGACGTATTTCGAAGCCAAGTATCAGCCTCGTGTCAACAGAAGCCGTGAGACGTACGAAGTTCCATTCGATAACCAGGTGACGTTCGGATCGACAGGTCGGTGCACCATTCCGGTCAAGGGGGACTACTTGACACGTCTGACTTTACGTGCGGTCATGCCACCCATTTACCCGACGGTTCCTGGACAGTACGTGTACCCGACGCCGTCGTCGCAGGTGGGTGCTTCCGTCTACGTAAACATGGGTCTGACGTTGGTCGTCGCAGACGGTGTGACTCTGACAGCAAACACGGTCGGGAACCACTATTTTTCGATCGGGGCGCAGGTGACTCTTGCAGGGACGGCGTACAGTATATTCGACCTCGACGGAACGTACACGATTGCGAGCATCCCGACGGCAAACTCGTTCACATGCTCGACCACTCTAGCAGGCATCTCGTACAACGGAACGGCGTCTGTGATCGGCATCATACCGTCGGACGTCGTGGGGTACTTTTCAACGTCAAACTTCAACCTCTGGCTGAACAACTTGACAGACAAGACGTGGCAAATAACAAATGCTGTATTCAATCAAACTCAGACTGAACTCACATTGACAACTTCAACTTCGTCCGGATTTTCAGTCGGTCAACAAGTGAACCTTTTGATCAAGTCTATCCCTATTAACAAAGTAAATTACACTGTTATTTCATCCACGGATACAACATTTACAGTCCAGTTTTCATTGTTACCGAAGATATTTGTGTCGGTGGAAACGACTGGTGTTATTGTCACTTTTATAACTTCAACTGACGGACAAACATGGACAACAGAATCTACTATAAGTGGTACCGGGTTATCTTATTTGGCATTTGGAAATGGTGCTCTCGTTGCCACGGGGTATTTCGGAGTTTTTTATTCGCTTGATTATGGTCAGACATGGAATTCAGGAACTAATCCCGGTGGTTATTCTTTTGGTGTTTTTGGAAATGTTGCATTTGGAAAAAACACGTTTATAGCATTTCATAATTATAACTATGAAATATGGTATTCCAAAACCAATGGGAAAACGTGGTCACTGGCGTCTGTACCGGTTACAGATACTTGGTATGACGCAGTGTATGGAAACGATACGTTCGTCGCAATAGGACAAAATTACGTAATATGTTCAGCCGATGACGGAAAAACATGGACATCTCCCACGTCTGCAGTGGGTGCCAGTCGTGTTGCGTTTGGAAACAATACATTTATTAGAACTGGAACCAACATATATCATTCGACAAATGGTGTTTCGTGGACACTGGCGTCATCAGTTCCCACTAACAATGGTTCAACTTTAATTGCTTTCGGAAACAATACGTTTGTTGCAGTAACGGATATAGGCGGTTATGCGAATGTGTTATGTTCGACTACGAATGGAGTTTCTTGGACATCATTCCCAGTTTCAAATCAAACGTGGAATGGTATTGCCTACGGAAATGGTAGATTTGTCTTGATAGGAAATAACACAACTGTGTACTCTGAAGACAACGGGGTTTCATGGTCGGTTCCGGAGTCACTTACGGGTGCATGGAGTGATCTTATATTTACAAATTATACATATTATCAGAGTCTGACTGATTTAGTTACACTCAGTGTTGCTCCTCTTGTCGTCACGGAGACACAAACACAGTTTCAATTTTCATCAAATATCTACCCGTCAATATCATTTGGAAGTTCCGTCGATGCAGCTTTTTGGGGTTTTGATTCTCGTAACGGACTCACATATTCATTTCCAATAACAACGCCATGGACATTCACACAAGGTGGCTGGATTACGGGCTTTTTGCCTCCAAGTACATCGACGTGGGACGATTCCGTCGCCCACAAACTCGTTCGCGACGCTCGGATCCTCATCGGCAAACAGACCATCAAAGAGTATACAGGCGAGTATATTGAACTTCAAAACGACTTGACCGTTCCATACGAAAATAAGGCGATCCTCAAACTCCTGAACGGGACGCTCGATCAGACACAGGCGACGACGGCCAGAGAGTACTATACGACTCTGCCCCTCGGAACCAAGGAGATTCCTCTGTGTGCTCTGACTCATCAACATATGAGCGTTGAGGTTGATTTCGAGTCGTTCACGAACCTGTCCCAAAATCTGAATCCCGGAACGGGTGATTTTTTGAACCCCCAATCGTACCTGACATACAATGCGTCGACAGGTATCCTGAACGGTCAACCTGTCAACGTCCAGACGACATTCTCGTACCAACAATATATTTTCATCGTGACGTATGCCGGTCAATTTATCGTATACGACACCACAAAAAATGTCGACGACCCAGATTCATACATTGTCCTCTCGGCGTTTTCGGGGATGAGTCTTTTTAGTCAGTTTTGTGTTTTGTCCGGTACATTGTACATCGGTTTATCAAATGGTAAACTTCTCAGTGTCCTCATCGACGAACTTATCCAGGGTAACACGTCATCTTCCATTCTGAACAACTACGCCCCTACGATCGGAACTTTGACCGGGACGATAGTTGCAGACTTTCGGTATGTGTACTACGCCGTGAGTAACACAGTCACATCAAATGTGTTTTTTTCAAGGTATGATACGACGAGTTCGTTCACAAACGCAGGAAGTTATACAGCTTTCGATTTCACGTCAAATATTGACTCGACTGCAACATCAGTGTACCAGTTTCTGTCGACGGGAAGTCAACTCGTTGCGTTATCAAACACACTCGGTAATTTTTACCTGTTCAATTTGAACGGAAACTTTACAGCGTCATGGAATCCAGTGGACTACTCTATATATAGTAATCAAATTACGAACGGAGTTCTCATTGGTACTACATTATATTTTACAGACGGATATAACATAATCACTTATTCAAATGACGGCACTTTTAAAAACTATACATTGACAGACACGTTTGCCGCTGCAGGGGGGACATCAAGGATGTACTCTGCTAATAACGGGAAAAATTGGACCCATGTAGGTCCAAGTCAGATTGCGTATGATATATGTTTTGGGAATCAAACGTTTGTTACCGCGACTGATTACGACGTTACATATTCAGGTGACAGTGGTCGAACATGGGAATCTGATTTGGTTTTATTTTCAGGTTTAGACGTTTGTTTTGGAAACGATACTTTCGTAGCTGGGGCTTATTCACAATTATTGTACTCAAATGATAATGCTCGAACATGGACAGCAGTGAACGTTCCGGCTTATTCTTGGGATAGAGTTGCTTTTGGAAATGATACATTTGTCACACTTGGAAGTGATTATTCATATTTACCAATTACGTCATATTCAACGGATAACGGACAAACATGGTCACAACCTATTATAGTACCTTTATCTGGGGTTGATATTACATTTGGAAACGGAACATTTGTAAGTGTAGGATATAACCAAATAATGTACTCAACGGACAATGGTCAATCGTGGACGAGTGTTTCAGTTACGGGTCTTTGGTACGGTGTTGCTTTTGGAAACAACACATTTGTCGTTGTAGGACAAGATTCAACCATGTATTCAACGGACAACGGTCAGACATGGTCAGTACCATTACCATCTATATACACATTTGGCCGAGTCGCATTTGGTAATGGTACCTTTGTTGCAGTATCACCGTATTTAGTAACGTTGTACTCGACAGATAATGGTCAATCGTGGACGAGTGTTTCAATTACAGAATATTGGTATGATGTTGCATTTGGAGATACAGCAATAGTGAATATTCCAGGTGACGGTATTCAAAATCTCCATGCCGTCGGGTCGAAGATTTACGCATCGAGTAATTCGTCGACCGTTTCATCCGTCGTCGAAATCGATACGACCATGGATTTGAATAGTCCTAGTGCATACAAGTACTACTCATCGACTGTTTCGACCGCACCTATTACGTTCGACGGAACGGCGCTCAAGATTTTCGCCAACGGACCTCGTTACATCTACATGTTCACACAAGGAAACTCTGCCGCGACCAGTATCATTCAGTTCGATCCGTACCCGCCTACGCCTATTCTCAAAACCAGTATCCTGGTCGATTACGAGTCTCTGCCTCCCGAAGTTCCCAAACCGGACAAGGCGCTCCTTGGGTTGGTTCAGACGCAAAAGGTGACTGACATGACGAACATGGACATCAAAGGGCCCGTCAAGGAATTGTGGGTCACAGGCGTGTCCGACTCGGCAAATGTGTTCCAGTACTCGAACCTGGCAACCCAGAGTACTCTCGAGTTTGCCGGTGAGCAGATTGTGACTGAAGATGTCGGAACACATACGTTCCTCAATGTCATAGAGCCGTTCGAGACACACACGTCCATGCCCATCCGAAACGTTTCGGTTGTACCATTCGAATTTGATCCCGAATCCGAAGTCCCTAACGGCACGGTCAACTTTTCGCGTATCAGGGATCAGATTTTCGAGGGCGGTGCCGAAACGGTATGGGCACGCAGTTACAACCTCCTCGCGATCCAGGGTGGAATAGGTAATTTAATGTATAACTAAATAGTAGTAAATGTCAGCGGCAAACCTGCTGCTGACTGTCCGGGGTCAGGATGACCGTTGGTTATCCATGGCACCGGACAGGACGTATTTCGAAGCCAAGTACCAACCTCGTGTCAACAGAAGTCGTGAGACGTACGAAGTTCCATTCGATAACCAGGTGACGTTCGACTCGACAGGTCGGTGTACCATCCCGGTCAAAGGGGACTATATGACACGTCTGACTCTACGGACGGTCATGCCACCCATTTACCCGACGGTTCCAGGTCAGTACGTGTTCCCGACGCCGTCGTCGCAGGTTGGCGGAACCGTCTATGTGAATAAGAATCTGGCGCAGGTGGTTGCAGACGGCGTGACTCTGACTGCAAACACGGCCGGGAACCACTACTTTTCAATCGGGGCGCAGGTGACTCTGGCCGGTACAGCCTATGTCATCTTCGATCTGGACGGGACGTACACAATCACTGGTATCCCAACGGCAAACTCGTTCACATGTTCGACGGTCCTCGCCGGCATTTCATACAACGGCACGGTCTCGAGTCCGGGGATCCAGTGTGGTGACATTATCAGTTACTTTTCGACAGCAAACTCGAACCTCTGGGTGAACAATGTAACGAACAAGACGTGGCAGATTACTGCAGGATCGGACGTCGGAACAAGTTGGACTTTCACGACGTCGTCACCGAGCAACTTCCCAGTTGGAAGTCAGGTCCTGATCAATTTACCGAATTCGGGGGTTGTAAATCAGACATTTACGGTGATTGCGTCTACGGAAACGACATTTACGTGCACTATTAACGGTAGATTTATATCAGTTGGTACGAATAACCAAATATATTCAACTGACAATGGAATTACATGGAACTTTTCAATATATGTGATAAACCAATATTGGAGTTCTGTTGCTTTTGGAAATGGTGTTTTTGTCACTGTTAGTAATTATATTAATGATCAATATTCGGCATATTCAGTTGATAACGGTAATACATGGAAATTGTCAACCATGTTTCCTGCAAACAACGCATGGTTTAGTGTAGCATTTGGAAATGGTGTTTTCGTTGCAGTTGGTAATAGTTGTCAAACTCGGTCAACTGATAATGGACTTACATGGTCTGGAGTGGCATCTCCACTTGCTGAGTACTGTTTAAGTGTTTCATATGGAAATGGAAGTTTCGTTATGGTTGGTGATAATAATATGCAAGCGTATTCAACCGATGATGGACTTACATGGACCGTAGTGGCATCTCCACTTTCTGGGCTTTGGATTAGTGTTACATATGGAAATGGGGTTTTTGTAATGGTTGGACAAAATGTTCAAGCGTATTCAACAGATAATGGACTTACATGGACCGCTGTTGCTTCTCCTCTCACTGAAACAGGTTCAAGTATTTCATATGGAAACGGGGTTTTTGTAATGGTTGGAGAAAATGTACAAGCGTATTCAACAGACAACGGACTTACATGGACCGTAGTGGCATCTCCACTTTCTGGAGACTGGAAGGGTGTCACGTATGGAAATGGGGTTTTTGTCATGGTTAGTTTTAATAATATTCAAGCGTATTCAACCGATAATGGACTTACGTGGACTGCAGTAACATCTCCTCTTATTGGACAATTTTTAGGTGTTGTTTATGGAGATTTTTCTTACGTCAATTCACTCTCCGATTCTGTTTCGTTCGTCGTTCCACCGCTTCAGTTGACTGACCGTGTTTTTTCATCTGACGTTTACCCGTCAATCTCATTTGCGAATGCAGCAGATGCCGCCTTTTGGGGGTTCGATTCACGTGAAGGGCTCACTTATGCGCTTCCGGCGACGCCGCCGTGGACTCTGACCCAGTCTGGGTGGATCAGTGGGTTCCTACCACCGAGTACGTCGACGTATGACGATTCGGTAGCCCATAAACTGTGTAAGGATGTTCGCGTCCTCGTCGGCAAACAAACAATCAAAGAGTACTCTGGTGAGTACATTGAACTCCAGAACGACCTTTTGATTCCGTACGAAAACAAGGCGATCCTCAAATTGATGAACGGGACTTTGGATCAGACACAGGCGACCGTCGCACGTGAGTACTACGTCAATTTACCTCTCGGAACCAAAGAAGTGCCTCTGTGTGCCCTGACCCATCAGAACATGAGCGTCGAGGTTGATTTCGATTCGTACTTGAACGTGTCCCAGAATCTGAATCAGGGGACCGGCGATTTCCTGGACGCCAAGTCATACACGACGCACGACGCGTCAACTGGTGTTTTAAATGGACAACCAATCAACGTCCAGACGACTTTCTCGTACCAACAGTACATTTTCATCGTGACGTACGGCGGTCAATTCATCGTCTACGACACGACGAAGGACGTCGCGGACCCCGCGTCGTACATTGTCTTGTCGGCGTTCTCTGGGACGAGTCTTTTCAGCCAGTTTTGTGTTTTGTCCGGTACTCTGTATATAGGTTTGTCTGACGGTACACTGGCGAGTATCAATATCAGCGAACTCATCCAGGGAAACATATCATCATTCGCAACAAACAACTATGAACCGACAGTTGGAACGTTGACTGGAACTATCGTCGCAGACTTTCGGTACTTGTATTACACTGTAAGTAATACAGCGTCCTCGAACGTGTTTTTGTCTCGGTACGATACGACTGGGTCGTTCATGAATCCGAGCAGTTACACCGTTGTCGATTTCACAGAGACGTTCAATTCGAACGTTACAGGAGTTTACCAGACTCTCTCGACCGGTACGGAACTGATCATGCTTCCTCGAGGAACGCCTGGTAAACTGTACACATACCAACTGAACGCAAATGTTCAGAGTCAATGGTACACCCTTGATTATTCAGACTATGGTTATCAAGTAACTGAAGGTGTTCTCATAGGAAATGACCTCTATTTTGTATGTGACAAATTTAATATAATAAAATTTTCTAACTCTTATTTTACTCTTTATAACCTTTTATTACCTTATTTAAATATGGTCGGTAATAATAAACAAGCTTATTCATTTGATAATGGACTTACATGGATTAATGTTACATCTCCACTTACAGGACCCTGGCGTGATATCGCAAACGGAAACGGGGTTTTTGTTATGGTCGGCTCATATGTTGATGGACCTTATATACAAGCCCTATCAACAAATAATGGACTTACATGGACCGCAGTGGCATCTCCACTTTCTGGAGACTGGAAGGGTGTCACGTATGTAAACGGGGTTTTTGTCATCGTCGGTTATAATGTTCAAGCGTATTCAACAGATAATGGACTTACATGGACTGCAGTGGCATCTCCACTTGCTGGACCCTGGCTTGATATCGCGTATGGAAACGGGGTTTTTGTCATCGTCGGTGCAGATGTTCAAGCGTATTCAACCGATAATGGACTTACATGGACCACAGTGGCATCTCCACTTTCTGGGTTTTGGATTAGTATTACATATGGAAATGG